AACGCCAACCGTTGGAATCCCAATGGATGGCCCCGGCGTATTACAACCGAAAGGAGCAATAGGTGGCCCAACTCCACCAAGCAACTTTGATTACAGCCAATTTTCAAGTATTCCGCGTGAAACTCCAGTAACCACTATTGCTCCAGAAGTAGTAGCGAACATTGAAGCTGCTGGCGGTCAACCTATTGCACGAACTCCGAGACAAATCCGCCTTCCCGCTGGATCTTCGATTGTGACGGATAAAACCAAGGGGCAATTTAGGGCGGCGACTCCAGAGGAAGCACAAGAACGCGGTGCGGCAGCGGGTCAAATCAATACAGAAACCAACCAGTTTTTCCCTATCAATCCACCACCCGGAATGACGATTGAATCAGATGGCAAAGGAGGTTTCAAAATGACCCAAGGTGCGGGCGGTGGGGATAAAGCTGAAGCCGCAAAAGAAGCCCAAAAAGAACAATCGTTTGAAAGATCAAGGGCCATTATTGGATCTGCTTCAAAAATAATTCCTCAAATTCAATCCGCTCTTTCTGCAAATCCGTTAATCGCAAGAGGTCAGCAAACATTAGGTCAAGTCTTGCCCGCCGGAGAAGCTGGCCGAATCGCCTCGGATTTGGAGACGATCAGAGTCCAGACATCCAAAGAAGAAATTGGAAAGATGCGGGCCTCTTCCCCAACGGGGTCGGCAGGTGGAACAATTACTGAAAAAGAATGGCCTAAATTTGAAAACAGATTTGGAAAGATGGAAGTTGGCATGAATCCTAATGATCTTGTATCAAACGTGCAAAAAACAGCATTGAATCAGTTTGAATCCGTCAACGGAACTCCTGAAGAGGTTGTGAAACTGTTTAATGATGGGAAAATCTCTAAACCAGTATTTGACGATTACCTAAAAGAATACAAGCAAACTCGATCAATCCTTGGAATTTCAGACACTGGAACTGGTGGTCCGGGAGATGACTGGACCAAATACAACCCAAATCTTTTGAGGTTTGATAAAGAAAAACAAAATCAACTCAGTCCCGAAGCTCAATCTTTACAGGATAGACTTAACGCATTGAAGGCCAATCAGTAACTGAATTAACATGTCAATCAAACTAATCTCTGAGCTTGAGAGTCAAAAACAACAAGCAACTTCGGAGTTTGAAATACTAAGCAATCAAGCGCAATCATTGTTTGATTCTGGCGATCAGCTCGGTGCGGCTAAAGCAACGCAAAAGGCGCAGCAGTATGTTGATTTGGTAAACGAGGCCGATCTAATGATTGGCAATCAGAAAGAGAACATCACAAGGAAACTTGCTGATGGATCTTTTTTGAGCGAGAAAGACCCAATGGAGACTCCATTGACGACTTCTGAAGGGATTGACAACAAGCTGGCTAAGGGATTATCAGCAGTTATTGGGCAACCAGTAAATATGCAATCAGAACTTGGATGGGAAGATCGAAAAAATCTAGCATTCTTAACCGACTCTTCTAAAGACGAATACCTGAAAGGAAAGTATGGCGAACCTAATGTAAAAACAATGAACGTTATGGGTAAGCCAGTAAGGCTTATTAATGATGGAAGCCGTTGGTTCCCCGTTGATCGTTATGATATGACATCAAAAGACTTCATAGATGTCATTGGTGAAATTGGACCAATGGTGGGTTCTATTGCTGGAGGAATTGGTGGGGCGGCGTTGTCCAAGACCCCTGCCGGAACGGCCATTGGAAGTGCTGCTGGACACACTGCTGCTGGAACGATTCAGGATTCTCTTGCTAAGGCGGTTCTTGGTGCTGGAGAAGGATTTGGCAACTCAATTATGCGTAGATCAACCGAAGCCATGATTGGGCTTCCAATTGAATATGGCGTTACTAAAATTGGCGGCGCTCTCCTTCGTGACGTTGCGACAATGAGAAAAGGTGCAGTTTCAGAAAGGACAAAACTAATCAACGAGGCTGGAGAGTTTCTTAGCAGAGAAGGTTATCCAACAAGCCTTGCGAGATTTGCTAGTGGGAGTGTTGAAAGCCAAGAGAAAATGCTTCGTGCGGCTCAGAACCTTCCAAACTCAAAAATTGGTCAAGACTTGGCTTTCGGAGCAAAACGGCTGGCCACATTTATGGATGATAGCGTTTCAAGGCAAGCACTTCCAGATAGTCTTTATGAGCAGACCGTGAAGGCGGTAAAGGCCGACCGCGATCTTTATCTAAAACAAGTTGCAATTTCAGATAGTGCTACTGCTGAAACGTTAAAGAGAAGCGCAAGCGAGGAGATGCAACGGCAAATGTATCAACCTAAGATTGATGAAGGGGCTGCTGCATTGTATTTGAAAGAATCGCTTGGAAAGGGAAAGGCTGTTGCGGAACAAGCCAAGAAAGATGTTTACGATTCCTTTTATCAAGAGGCTGACTCTATTGTAAGCGTAAACCCCATTGAGCTGGCTGAAAGGATTGAAAGATCATTTTATGGCGGGGCATCAAGACCAGCGGAGATACAAAAGGTTATAAGTAATTTAAGGGCTAGGCCGCAAAACGCCAACAAGATTGTTGATCTTCAAAAGCAAATTGATGGCGGAAAACTATCACCAGAAGCTGAGAGTATTACTCGTAGGAAAATCCAAGAACTTGAAGAAATCTCCGGTCCGCTTAGTGCCAGCCAACTAGATGAACAAGTAAGAATTATCCGAGATCAAGCTCCGTCTGGGCCAGTTGCTGGTAGTGGTGCAAACGAATTGAAAAGAGCATCAAGCACAGCGGAACGAGTAGTTACCCAATTTCGTGATGATGTTTATAAGAAACAAGGACTATATGATAAGTGGTCTGATGCTACCAACAAATATCAAAACTTTCTTGACTATACCCAAACTGACCTTGCTAAAGTTCTAGAAACCAAGTTGGGAAAAACAATGACTTCGGGCGACATTATGAAGGCCGCATACAAGTCACCGGAAGATACTAATTTAATCCTTTCGGTTATTAAAAGAGACGATCCAAAAAACTTCCCTGCATTTGAGCGTTCAATGCAAGAGTCTTACTTGAATAAGATTGGCCTAAATGGAAGGCAACTTGGCTCTGGTGATGGGTTTGATTTTGATGAAAGAATCGTAAGGCAGCTATTTGATTCTGGAACAGGAGTGAATGGGCAACGAATGGTTGGGAAACTAAAAGATTTACAGTCTTACTTTAAGGCGCAAAAACTTGACCCATCCAAAATTACGTTTGATGACCTGAAGCAACTTGATGGGGTTGTGTCTCAAGATGCAATTAAAGAGATGAAGTTCTCCATTGCAAATAGGATATCGAATCAGCAAAAGGCCGAGAAACTTGGGCGCAACGTTTTGATTAAGGACATTCTGAATGGACACAAAGAGTCAATAACCAGAGGCGAGTTCCCGAGAGCGTTGTATGATGCTGAACCAGCACAAGTGAAAAAGGTGTTCTCTAAACTCAATCCGGCTGAACAAAAGGCAATTCGAGAAGATTTTGCTGAACACGTATTTTCTCGTTACCCCGGTGATCCTGATTCAACGGCAATGAGATTGCAGCTTTGGGATGGTGATCGTTTTCTTAAAGACGTTGCCGCAAATCCAAAGTTAAAACAAAACATGGAGATTGCATTAGGTGAAGATTTTGTTAACAGGATGACGGCTGCATCTCGTCTTACTGAAGCTACTCAAACAGTCTCTAAAGGCACTGGAATTCGTCCTACTGGTGTTGTTACAGAAAAAGGGGCTAGGGGATTTGTCCCTATTGGTCCAGTTTTAAACTCAATTGGAACTCGCGCAACGGCAGCAATGTATAGGGCCGGGTCATTATTTCCTCTTCTCGGAAAAATGGCTCAAAAGGAACTTACGCAAGAACAATTCCAAAAAGAAACGTCAAAAGCGTTGGGAACGGCATTGCTTACGGCTAATGGCATTCAAGCAACATTGCAAACCGGCAAGTATGATCCTGAATGGTCGCGTCGTCTTGGGCAGACCCTTGGAACAGCATCTAAGGATTCGATTGATTACGCTAAGGCGTTTGGGTATGGAGCGAAATTTTAATAAATGCGTTGCGTTTCTTGAAAGTAAAAGCTAAAAACTCCAAGTGACTTCGGAACCAACACCAATTGATCCCAACGAGAAGCTAAAAGCAGATTACGTTGACGAGCGAGAAGACAAGTCAGCGTGGTTTCTTGAGGTCAAGGAGCGTGCAAAGCTAAATCCTTCAAACTGCGTCGAACACTATGCCCCAAACAAGGCCGCAATGGCCCTGTGGCTGGCTGCACAAGGCGCGAGGATAACCGATATCCAGAAGAAGACCGGACTCGGCAGGGAGACGATCAGGGGCTTGCAATGGCGGCACAACGATACGCTGGAGACAAAGCGCAAGGAGTTCAGCATGAGATACGCAATTGCGGCTCAGGACTACACGGATTTGCTCTTTGAGCGTTCCCAACAGTTGTTTGATAATCCTGACGAGCTTGCCAAGATCAGTCCTGACAAGCTGGCGGTAACGGTGGGTATCTTAACCGACAAGGCGGCGCAACTTACCGGAATGGCATCCTCAATCGTGGAGCATCGCAAGGGAGCTAGCCTCGATGACGCTGCCAAGATGATCTTTGACGCAAAGGCTCGCATTGCCAGCAAGATCAAAGAAGACGCAATCGAAGCCGAGATCCTATGATTTGGCGGAAACACGCAATTTTAACGCCACCCACCGATGAGGAGATGGTGCAAATGGAGCCTGATGAGCTAATCGGGCTTCATTCGGTTTACCATGAGGCGATTGAGAACGCTGAAAAAGACCCGTATCACTACGGGTTCAGGC